TTATTACCTTTTCTGTACATATAACCAATTGCATCAGCATTTGCACAGATTAGAGACTTGATCTTACCAGTTAAATCTATATTAGCAGACATAACCATTTCACCTTTATCATCTACTTGCTTATCTTTGATATGTCCAGATAGAATAATATGGTCAGCTAAAGTATCTACATAGTTTAAAACATCAAAAAATGCTTCTCTCACATATAAATAACCAGCTCCATTTGGTAAAGTAATTACATTATCTCCATCAAAGTTTTTACCCATACTAGTGGCTTTATACTTTTTGACAGCTAATGGCATTACCATTTCTTCTAATGCAGTTACAGTATCAATAGTAATAAACTTATAAGGTTTACCAGCTTCAACTACTTGTTTACCAATTGCTAGCAACTCTTTAAGATTACCTGCTTTAACCTTTAATGCATCTACATAATCAGTCCCATTTTCCAAATCAATAATTAAATTATCTTCTAAACCAGCAAATGCAGTAGTTTTACCTGTCTTTGGTTTAGAATAAATAATTAATCTTTTTGGATTGACTCTTGTTGCACTCACTTTCTTAGTGGGCAATACTAATCCTTCACTCATACTTTCATTTTATTAAATCATTTAACCATTTTTTATTACTTACTGGCTTCTTTAATAGAATGGCAGCTAGATCTCTTACAGTTAAACTGCTTAAAGGAGCATCTAAATCTGAATCCATTAAATCATCAAAATCAGGAAATAACCCTTGCGTTTCAGTATTCTTAGTTTCAGTTTTAGTTTCAGGTTTAATTTTTATCAGTTCAGATACAGGAATTAGATACCTTACATGCCCATTTGCATTAGCATCTGTAGTTTCATACTCCTCATCATAAAATGAATTATAACTCCATTTATACAGTGTTCTTGTTGGGTCTTCAGAATCTAGTGCAATACTTACGTATTCAGTATAGATGTCTTCTCCTTTTGATAATTCACTCTTAAAGAATCCCATATATAAATCATCTTTACCATATGGTCTATAAGCACATTTAGGAATATATAGTGGACTACTTATACCTAATGCATCAAATACTTTTTGATGGTGTTTTACCAGCTCTTCAGTTTTTTCTTTTCTGTTAAAACCAGCATTATTACTGGTGTCTTTTGTTGTTAATGCCATATATTAATTATTTGGTTCCAATTCTTTTTTCTTGTTGAGCTGGAGTATTCATTTCTGCTATACTCATTTTCTCAAATTCAGCTTTAAAGAAACTTAATCTAGTATCACCATTTCTACATTTAAGAAAGTGTAATACCATTACCCTATCATTTTCAATTATATATCTATCAGGACCATAGAATCTGATCTTCTGTTTAGCTGGTCTATTAATACCAATTACAGTATCTGCATGTTGTAATAAAGCATCAGCACCAAATATATCTGATTCTAATACATAATTACCATACTTTCCATCTTCTGATCTCTCAGGATTATCTATATTTCTGTTTAATTGACTTAATATAATGAATGCTATCGGGTAAACTCTTTTAAGATTTGTTAATGCTTCACCAAGGTTATTTAAAGTTTCATTCTTATCTCTTTCAGTTTGTGCTTTTTTTACAAGTAAGGAATGGTCAAGAGAAATTAAAGTCTTTTTATATTTTCTTATACCTTCTTCATCTACTTCAGAATAATGTGACATATACTCATGTATAGTTCTGATAAATTCATCTACTGTACATGGTTTTTCTACTATATCAATGGGATACTTAATCTTTTGCTTAGCATAATCATAGCATTTCTGTAAATCTTCATTTGATAATTGACCATCTGCACTACATAAATACTTGTATGACTTACCAATAATACTTGAATATTCTCTAATTGCAGATGACCTAGCTAACATCTCAAATTGAAACTGTAATACTCTAAAGTCTTCTGCAGGATTAAGAATAAAAGATTCTCTTATAATCTGCTCAACTATTAAAGTCTTTCCTGAAGCAGGTCTTCCTCCAATTACAGTCATAGTATTCCATTCAATACCATCAGTCATTGCATCATTAAACTTAGGCCATGGTGTTCTAAGACTTTTAATCTCACCTACCATTCTGCCTTTTAAATAATGTAATGATTCTTGAAAACCTTCTTTTTGACTAACCCATTTAGAATTAGTAGTTTGCTTAAGTGCCATATACAATAATTAAATAATTTTTACTTTTACTCTATTATATGTAGTATGTAATACACTAATTAATACCTCAATTAATATAAACGGGATTATATTAATCTCAATAATAAATGTATTAGTAACTAAATATCCTAATAGAACTCCTACTATGGCACAAAACCCTAGTATTAATCTGGATGATTTATACATTATACTACCCTTTCTTTAAAATGTGTTTGTGATGGATCATCTGACCCATTTAATAACATATCACAATAATTTGCTAATTCAGAATCATAAGTTTTATCTGAGCCTTGCTTTCTAATAAAGTATTGAGATGTTCTCATATACTTATATCCTGTTGCTTCATACTCATCAACATATGTCTTTGTAGCATTAATTACTGTTTCCCATGTATAAGTATGTGATTCAAAGAACCATCTAAAGTTATTCTCTAAATTCTTTTTATCTGACCTTGCATATTTACCACTTGGTAGCTTAAATTTAGGAAAAATATCTAAATAAACATCAATATTTTCCATAAAATTATCACCCATCAATGTTGCACTTGTTTTCTTTTTGCTATTCTTGAAATAAGACTCTAGTTCTTGTAAAAGAATAATTGCCTTACCTGCTAGTTTCATATCAGCTTCTAACCAGTCTGTTGACTGTAAGCGTTTTACCTCTAATGCATCATTGATAAAATCATTAGTTTTAATTTTATGCTTAATACAATAGAGTATATACAATTGATTTGGACTCAACTGTTTCTTTATTAATAAATTAAAAATTTCATCCATATTACCATTTTATATCAAAATTATAATTCTTTTTTGTAATCTCAGAAGTTTTTCTAAATACATCATCACAGGGCCATTTCTTTTTACCTAAAGATATAGCATTCATAGGATGAGTTAAAATAAATAAAGGATCTTTTTCAGATAAGTAATCAATTAACTGTTCTGAAGTTCTTCCTATCAAAATATAACATAATCCAGGATTGTAGATTTTAAGGTAATCTAATAAATAGGCCATCATTGGTCTCCATAATTTCACATGTGAATTTGGTTTGCCTATTGTAGTAGTAAGGGCACTATTTAACATTAGAATACCTTGGTTACTCCATCTCTTTAAGTCTTTGTCAGTAGAAATGCTCTCAGACTCATATACAGTATCATTAACAGCTTGTAATAAATATTCCAATGCTGGTAATGGTTTCTTTTCAAAAGCACATGAGAAGGCAAGTCCATCAGATTGCTCAATCCCATTATAAGGATCTTGTCCAATAAGCACTACCTTGAGTTCATCATATGGACATTCTTCAAATGCTCTAAACACATACTTCATAAATGGAGTGAACCGTCTATCTTCCTGTGAATCTTTTATCAATGTCAATAAAATAGTATCAAACTCACTACTAAATATAAATCCTCTGAGAACTCTTGCCCATCCTGATTCAATTAGTTTTGTATTTAATTTCTCTTTTATTTCATTTATGTTTATATTTGTTGTCATACTAATTAAAATTTTAAGCCATGGCTATAAAAGTAAAAGAATTAAAAGATGATGCTCAAATCAGTGTCCCAGTAAACAAAGCATATTACTTCATGTTGAAGAATAACTTGTTTTATTTATACAATCAAATTCAATTGGCTGGTCCAGAAGCTTCTGAAAAGTCATTTGAAACTATTAAAGAAGCAGATTACTCAAAGATGTCTCAAGTTGAGCAATCTTTTTATACTGTTACTTTAATGATAGCTGAAATTGAGAGACTTGCTTTAGAGCAAAATCTTTTTGATGAGAAAGAGGTACTTGAACCTACAGATGAAGGTTATGTTGAGCCTACGCTAGATTAATATTGTATTCCGCTCCTATTTCTATACATGCTTGAACAGCTTGGGATAGCTCATCACTTGAACACTCAGCAAATGATTTGCACATCTCAAGCTTTTTACCTTCATCATTTACATCAAAGCATAATCCTGCTTGTGTTTTAACAAGCTTTTTCATTTCATCAAATGTATATCCTGATTCTTTTGCCATTTCTCTAATACATACGTGTATTTTTGAGATTTGTGCATAAGATCCAGCTTTACCTTGAATACTAATAAACATTTCCAATTCTTCACCTTCTTCTACTAATTTTACAAATTCAGCATAAGCTAAACTTTCTTTTTCAGTTCTGTAGGTAAGTTTTCCGTTTTTCTTAATAAATTTTGCACTAAACATGTTGGTTTGTTTTAAAGGTTATAATGGTATTTTACTCCATTTCTTAAATAAGTCAATAATTAATATTACATCTTCAATGTCTGTCATAGCAACACCCCAAGAGTGTTCATATACTTTCCACTGATTATTATTTATCTCATCACTTTCATTTG